TAGCGGCAAGAATTCCGCCTCGACTTGACGTGCGATTACTTCTCTTAGTTCGGCTAATACTGTTCTCATATGTGGATTGCTCACTTCTTATCCTTTCCCCAACCTGTGCCGCGAAAGATAATCGCTGGCGCACTAAATACTCTTATCATTGGATAACTACAACATAGGGGCGATAGATCGCCGTTACTTGGTATTGAGTGATTCATTTCAAGCTCGCCGCCGCATTGGTCGCAGCGATACAGGTAACTAGGCATTAGTAGTCCCGACTAAGCAAACGCCCATCGTTCCGCAGACCGTACACTCGAGCGTCTTAACGCCCGGCGGAAGTAAGTCGGTCACTATGCGTTCGACCTGTAACGTTTCGCGCTTACAGCGCCTACACTCAAATTTCAATTTGTCCATAGTTGGACTCCTTTAGATTCTCCATAGAATTTAGATTGTGCTGACTGACCCACCAGGATTCGGTTTTATCATGCTTAAACCTAGATGTTTTAGCTGCTCTAATTGGTATCCAGCCCTTAACGTAATAAGTCGGTGATTCTCCTACGACTAGAACGGCTAGATCCTCGGTGCGATCTCTTGGCTGTAAGATCAAATGACCATCTAGCCAGCGCGTATGTTTGATTTCTATGCGGTTGCCGATGTCTGCTCGAATTTTGAACTTGTCGAGCTCGATCTTAAAGTCCTTAATGCCAAAGAACTTAGCAGCTGCTATCTCAGCCCCAAATGCCTCAGCTGTACGCTTTATCGAGTCGTGTATGTTGCCGCGCATAGCTTGGTCATGGAAATAGAAATTTTCCTCACCGCGAAACTCACAGGTAAAGGCGGCGGCTGCCGCTTGAACTTCCTCGTCGCGTGTTAGCGTGATTTTGTTTATTCCCATGTCGCACACGTCCGGTTATTGTCCGGGCAAACCCAGCCCTTATAAGGCTTTCCAGTTTTTCCGACTCCTTCTTTACGAATCATTACGCCATGAGCACAAGATCGCCCGGTAAGGATTCCGCCAATTTCGGCAACAGCTTTAGTCATGTCCCAAGGATCATAAGAGCCATTAGGTATCACTACGTTGTTATCTTTATCTAGGACTATTGGAGCTGTAACGACTGGACGTTCAACTCGCTTCATTTCCTCAAACGACGGGCGATTTTGATTCTCGCTAAACTTGCTTAGCCCGCCGGTATGTAATGCGCGCCCGATTGCTGAGGTGCTGCCATTTTCAAGCGGAAAGCGATTAGCGTTTGATCTGATTTCCTCGGCGAAATCTGTCGCGAAAGGTAACTGGTCGGTTACCTCTTTATAAATATCAGTCTGGACTATGTAGCGAGTCCCGTCCTGAAATACGATCTTTACGTCGATTCGACCGTTTGGATATTTAGCCCAGAACTTTTCAATTCGCTCAGCTACGGACTCGTAGCCCTCTAGTGGGATCGCCATTAGTAGCTTCTCAATCGCTCAGTAGCGGCACGAAGTCCAGCGGCTCGACCGCGGTTAAACCCGTCCTTAACGCCCTCTTTGTAACCGATAGTCCAGCCGACTAAAAACCAGCCGACGCTTGCGAGTAATACAGCTCCCGCCATTTCCAATACTGTAAACATGTTAGCTCCCGATTCCGGGTGCGACTTATTCGCTCCCTAGTTATAGGGTGAACTAAATGTCTGACAATTACAAGCCTTACGCCTAACTAACGGCGTGTCGAATTGCTTATGAGCAAACTGTAAATTTCGTCAACCCGCTTTTCGAGGCGCGAAACCTGATCCTTAACGCTTGATCCAGAATTAGGCTTAAGCTCACTCAGGTAATACTTGACTAAATGCCTAACTCCTGTAAGAAACGCAACTAAGAGCGTGACCGTAGCCACGCCCATAGCCGCCCAATCGTTTGCGTTCACTTAGCCTTTGCCCCGAACGAAACGTCTTTGGGATTCGAGTAACGCATTAGAACCGGCACGATCCCAGCAAATAAGCCCCACGCCAATTTTTTGGGATCAGTTTCGCCAGTCATGTAAACCGCCAGCATACCCGCAATCGCTGAACGACCGTAACTAGCGCCTATAGCCTTTAGCTCTTTCATTACTTTTCTCCTAACCCTAGAGCCTTGATTAGCTCTAAGACTTTTTTTGGGCTCACGTTGATTTCAAAATGCTGTTCGTCAGCTCGATTTTTATAGTCGCCACCCCAAAATAAACCGTACTTTTTAGCGAGCGCCCGAATCATTGGAACCTTTTCGACTGGGAACGTGCCAATCTTTCCAAGCGGGTGTTTGGTCGCGTTAAGATCGATCGCTGTTCCGCTTGAGTGATTGCTTAAACGATCGGTTGAGCCTCGAACCATGCGAAACGCATAACCCCAATCGTCGAGCTGACCACCATCGAGCGGCTCGATTAGCTCGTTGAACTCTTTACAGAATCCCACGATTAAGGGTGCTACAGCTTCGGCGCAGCGGATCTTTAAATGAGTCCCGGGTATTGCGTAGGACTTAATTCCGATTTCGGCTTGATCCTTTGAAGCCGTCCAGCCGTTATAGCTCGTCAGTTTCATTTAGGCTCGCTAGGTATGCTTGATAATCTGGATTTTCTAAATCGGCTTGAAAAGAAACATAGTTACCGTCTAGCTCGTAACTGATTATCTCTTTACCAAAGACATTAGTTTCGACTGTGTATTTTATTGGCATTTTATAACTCCGAACTAAATGAGAGAGATGAAGTAGCGTCAACTAGACCGAACGCAAATGAAGTACCCGCGCTGCCAGCTGATTCCGTAGTATTTTTAATAATTGCTGCCATAGGCGATGAAGCCGATAAAGTCATGCTATTAACATAATCCGCACCGCCATTTATGTATGAATAGAACGAACCAGTTGAAGCAAATGTCGGTTTGATTCTCATAGTGACTGGGAAAGTTATAGAAACGTTCATTTCTGAATTCGTTTGATAGAATCCCTGTAATGTCGCTTCGAAACCTGTTGCGTTACTTGCTCGATAATAATAACGCTGGCATAACGCAAATTCTCCACCTAACGAACCGCTTGCGGTTTGGAAACTTGTCGCAGTTGATCCCGCTTCCATTTGGATTCCCCAAATATCAAATGTATTTGATTGAATACCCATTGAACCAGTACGAGCCGCAAAACTTGAACCAGCTGAAACCCAAAATGAAACTTGTAAAAATGAAGTATTAGCAGTCGTTCCGATTGTTTTTCCGCTTATTGATGGAACGTTTACGGTAACGGAATAACGCGCCCATGAAGTCGAAAGCGTGACTTGTCCCGCGTCGGTGTTAACTGTTGCCGATGGGCTGCCACCTGTGCCGAAATATTGTGTGATTTCGGTTGAAATCTTAGGTGTTCCGCTGGCGGCTTTAGCCCAAAACGAAATCGTAACCGTTTGTCCTGCGTAAGTTCTTACGTCCTCTAAAACTTGAGTTTGGAAAGTGTAATCGGTTGACGCGGATTGACCAGTCGTAACTATTCGCGAAAACTGGACGGCTTCGTAACCGCTGACTGGAGCCGCGCCCGGTGTAAATGCTTGTAGCGAATAGGTCGATGTTCCGCCCGCATAGAAATATTTAAAACGATCCGCTCCAAAACTTCCCGAAGTCGTGGTGCTCGTAAATGCTCGCTGATTGACGAAAAAATCACCGTTAATTATTTTATTCTTGCCAGCGTAAAACTGATTAGTTGCGCCGCTTGATGGTGTTGCCCATGATGGGACGCCAGCCGCTACGGTTAAAACTTGACCAGTTGATCCAATTCCTAAACGTGTTACAGCACTTGATCCAGTTGCGTAAATTACGTCGCCCGCTGTTGTAACTGTTGACTTTGGAACGGCGGCAGCTGCTAAGTCGTAAGCTGATTTTGTAGCTGTCGGAGTTGACGCCAAAACGCTTGAAGTTGTTGAAGTTGAATCGCTAAGTTGAACAACGCCTGACGCGCTTGTCGAAGCTGCGTCCACGCCGATAGTTACTGAACCGCTTGAGCCGCCGCCTGTAATTGGGCTAGTTACCGCGATGTTTGTAATATCGCCGACGTCATTAGTGATCCATATAAAATCCATGTCTGTATTTGAAGCCTTAGACAGGATTTGACCGCTAGTTCCGCCCTTGAGATCAGCCATTGAAGTATCGACCGCCTGACCAAATACCTCAAAATCAGCTGGTAAATCGGTAACTAAGTCCGTCGGCGTTGGCATTTGCCAGCCGAAGTTACTCGTTGGGTTTGTCATGTTTTCTCCTTATGCCACTACTAGCGCGGTTTCCCACGTTAGCGATCCGGTTATAGTATTCCACGATTCCGCGATAGAAACTTGCTCCCACTTCAAAGCTTGAAGTGAATAACTTATCGGCGAAAGATTTAAGGTAATAGCAATTTCGTTATAGGCAGCCTTAAACGACCAGCCCTCGACGAATCCTAAAAACGTTCCGGCAGCCATGTTCGGCGGTAAGTCGCTAATTCTTAGTGGTAACCCCATAAACACTTTAATTAGCGAATCGCGATCCGCGTCGTCTAACTCTGGATTTGTAAGCTGGTAACTGATCGACGTGAAGTTCGCCTGAGGCGTAGCTCTTAAAGTTAAATAAAAATCGGCTTGATCTTGAGCGTCCACCGCTTTGTCGATTGTCGTATTTATGACCTGAGCTAAACGACCGTAAATTTCGACTGAGTTAATATCCTCGGCGCTGACTTCGCTAGACCCGTTAGCCTTGTATTTCAAAGTTATGTCATTACGAACGTCGCCCGCTCGGGTTTCAATTTTAAGCCCGTTAAATAGCGCATGATTAGCCGTTACGTCTGTGTAGCCATTAGTAGCTAAATAAATCGATCTATGAGTCGAATCGGCGTAGCTGATAAGTCCGCTGCCGTCCTCGTATATGTAGCCCAGCCCTGACGTTGCCAGCCCTGAAACGAGCGAATAGATATCTGTTCGATCGGCTGATCGAGCTGACAGCTCATAATTGCCCGGACGATCGATCTCGCCTAATCCTACGTTTTGAGCGTTTGCCCATGTTTCGGTTGGATTGTAGTTTTGCCATTGTTCGGCTGCTGGAACTTCGCCCCAGTTATTTAAAAGTAAATCTTGTAAAACTTCCCAGATTTGATCGCCGTCAAAATCCTTATTTAGAACGCCATCTGTAAGCGCTTTAGGTAAACGGCTAAGCGCTCCGAGTGCGGTTATCTTTAGCACTTGGTTAATTCCAACCGAGCCAGCTGTAACGATCTCAACGCCAAAATCGACAACTGTTCCGCCAAAAATAGGAACGTAAACGTTAGTCGAATCTTTTAGTTCGATCGAAACTGAATCATTTATGTTTATGTTTACGATTGCCTGAGTTAAGTTTAATAGCTCTAAATTACAATAGCCCGCTTGCGCTTGCTGATAGATGTTTGTTCGACCGCTAGTAATGCTTAGATTTGCCAGCGTGTAAGTCGTGTATTCGACGCCCTGAATCTTTACGCGCCAGACTGGGTTAAATACTGTCATTAGAACGCCAGCGCATTAGCGCCATTTGTGCCGCGGTAAAAACTATTATTTAAAACGTCAACGATTCGGCGGGCTGTGCCTTCCTGGTCAATTGCGCCGCTAACGTTGATATAGATATTTCCGCCACCGTTGCCTAGCTTGTTATTTGGAATTACGCGTCCGTTACCAGATGGAACGAATAACTCTGGCCCTCGTTCTCCCACGATATAAGGACTATTAGCGTTAGCTAAACCGCCAGTTGCGAGCATTGGGATCTCTTGTAAATCCTTAGATCCGGGCTTTAAATTGTTAACGATGTTATAGCCCTTGATAAGTAAATTAACGACCTTAATCGCTCCGTTAATGCCAGCGACGACGCCCTGAATTGCTTTGCTAACGCCGTTAATAATTAGCGCTATGCCTGACCAAGCAACCTTAAAAGTCGTACCTAAGAACGTTGCGAACGGTCTAGCAATAAGTAAGAACGCGGTAATTCCGACTCCGAGTAGCTTGAAAAATCCTGTGTTGTCCTCAATTAGATCACCGACGGCTTTAAATACTGTTTTAACGCCTTCCAATACTGGAGCTAAACCAGCCTTAAAAATTGGAACAAAGTATTTGTTTAGGTAATCCCATAAAGCCGTCACGCCGGGGAGAAACGTATCTTTAAAAAATGTACCTAGTGATTCAAAAACTGGCTGTAAGTCCTCGCCTATATCTGTGGCAAGTGTGCTCAGCGTTGGAATTACTTTATCGACGAATAAGGTAACCATTGGAGTAATGGCGTCTAATACGAACGCGCCGACTGTTTCTTTACCCTCATCGAAAGCAATCTTTAAACGGTCAATCTTTCCCGCAAAAGTATCAGCCGCAGCATTAGCGGATCCTTCATAAGTTGCTGTTACAGCGGCAATCGCTTCATCGAAACTCATTGTCTTAAGTTCCGCAGCTGTTAAACCAATATCTAATTTGGCTAGTGCCGCGGTGTTGCCGTCGAAAGCTTTAGCAATTAAGTTCGACGTCGTTTCGAGCGATTTTCCTGATCCGACTGAAGCGTCGAGAGCGACTCCTTGTAGCTTCATCGCAGCCTCGACGTCGCCCGTACTCTTAACTAAACGCGCAAAAGATGGACGAAGTTCGTCGTCTGAAACGCCGACCGCGAGAGCTGTTTGAGTAATGTATGACTCGACCGACGCAATAGTCGCGTCCGTTGCGCTTGTAACGTTTTTAATGGCTGTCGCAAGTTTAACCTGAGCGGCTTCGTCCTCGACCGCAGCTTTAACGCCATCGACTAGCAACGCGCCAGCATAGGCAAGCGCCGCCGCGCCAGCTACGGCAAACGCAGCTCCCGCAGCTTTACCAAAACCGCTTAACTTACCGCCGAAAGTTTCTGTATCTGTTCCCGCGTCAGTTAAACCTTTTTTAAGATTATCGACGTCCGCGAGAATCGAGAGCTTGAGCGTTCTTGATCCGTCAGCCATTAGTCGAACCTCTTAACTATTGTAGTGAAAGCCTTTTCCCACTCAGCGATGAGATAGCTTTGCTCAGCTCTTAAAGTTGGATAAATGAAATATCCGGTCGATCCGCGACCAGTAGTTCCAGACCAAATCGGGAACTGTTTAAATTTATTCGATCCAAATTCTGAGCCGCCCCATAGATCGCGAGTAGTCGCGCCGCCGCTAAACTTTTGGCTAACGTAACCGAAAGCAAGCTCGCCGATCTTAGACGACTTACTTACTTTAGAGCCCTCAGCGATTCGACTAGCTACTGGCGACGAACTAAGCGATCCAGCCGCCGAAATGATTTTGCCCTGTAAATAGCCAGCAAGCGCACTCGATTGTTCTTTAGCTTGAGCGACGGCTTCATCGTCCATCGCTTTAAAAGCTCCGGTAATGGCGCGAAGTTCGGCTTTGTCGTATTGAACGACTTCCTTACTTTCCGCCATTTCGTTTCTCCAATATCTCGAGCGCTGTCAATATGTCCGCCGCGTCAACCCACTCACTCATCGGAATTCCTGTCGCGATCGACAGCTCAACGATTAAGTAGCTTAGGCTTCCTCGGCTGTAACTTTTGGGGCTTCGGTTTCTCCGACCGTAATATCGACCACCGTTTCGCACCAAATTTCATAAGGTTTAACGGGCTTACCCGCTGCCTCACGTCTTAAAGCGTTCCACGCTAGGAACATTAGATCGGAAATTCCGATTTTTTCCTGAGCCTGTTGAATTGTATAACCTGTCTTTTGCTCCCACTTAGCGAACTCTGGCGGTTGCGCTGTCGTGGTAACTGTCTTTCCGTCATTTGTTTCGATATGGATTTGTAGTTTCATGCTCCCGATTTCTTTTCTTTAGAGTGTTGGTGTGGTTACGCAAGTAAAGCTGAGCGATACAGTTTGAGCGTCTGGAGCTGTGCCGCCAGCGCTTGGGAAAATTGGCTGTACGTCAAAGTTAAAGACTGATCCGCTCGCAGCTGTGAAAACGACTGAAAGTGGAGTGTTTGGAGCTGTGTCCGCTGCTGTCCAAAGTGAATTACAGAGTGAGCCGCCAGCCGTCCAGTCCGCAAGCATTTCAACGTCGAAAGTTCCCTGTGAATCAGTTGTGTAATAAGCCTTACCGTCTAGCGTCTGGTAAGTATTGATCGTTGACTCGATTGTTAGAGTCGCAGCTGTTGCTTGAGCGTCATAAGTCGCACCCTCGATGGTGAAAGTTATGTCGCGTCCGGTGACGATTGTTGTCGGCATTTTGTTCTCCTAGTTTTCTTGCTTGTAGTAAGTGGAAACGTCAATTTCCGCAATTAGAAAATTGCTCGAACCTAACGTAATGATCGACGGACGCGATACGTCGCCGACTTCATATCCCGACGGAATAGCCGCGAGAATTTCTATTGCGAGCTTCTCGAGATTGTCGAGCGCTCCCGCGTTATTGTTATAGGCGACGACCGCCGAAATTGTGAAATTTAACTTAAGTTGAATAGCGCTGCTAATTAGACGGGTTTCCATGTACGGTGTACCCGGAATAATGAAACAGGCTGGAGCGATTATCGCTTCGGGAACTGACTCATAGACTGACGCAGCTACGCCAGCGAGAGCGGTCGCTAACGGTGCTCTAACGTCTGCTTGAACGGTCGTCATTTATTGAGCCATATTTTCGACTTGAATAAACGGAGCTAAGAGCCCGATAACTCTATTTTGAAGTGAGCGACCGAGTACGAACGGCGTCGGATTGAAATCGACCTGAGCCGAAGTATTGCCCGGAGCTGTGATCGACTGGAAAACTTCTACTGATACGACTAGCAGCGCCGACTTTACAGGCGCTACGGCTGAATAAAGATCCTCAGCTGATGAGCCATTAAGTACGGCTAATCCTGCGGGAATTTTAGGTGTGAAAATTTGATCCGGTGCGGCTGTTGCTGTTGTGAATATGTACGGCGCGATTTGATGATCGTTAACTGTTACGGTTAAATCGAACGCATTTCCGCAGCCTGAAATAACGACAGCTTGACCCGGTACGAAATAGTTAATTCGTTGAGTCGTGTAAAACGCCATACCGTCTTTTACTTCGATCCCTGTAATCGCTGACTGATAGCCAGTTAGCAGCGGCAGGATCGCACCCTCGGCGCTGGCGATCATAAGATCGAGATATGCGTCTGAATAAAGAGAATCGCTAACGCCCAGCACGTCACGAAGTTCCGTAGCCGTAATAATTGGCATTAGCGATCCTCTCTAGATTCTGCTCGGTCGCCTCGGGAGCGAAACGACCGATGATTATTTATTTACGCGAGATTGTTCCAGCGGGCGCCTAGTGGCACCTTTGGAGCTAGTGCGCCGTAACCATAGTAAAGAATATCGATGGTGCCGTCGGAGTTGATGTTAGTGCGAAGCTCGAAACGTGGGCTTTCGTACCATGTGTATGAATCTGGGTTAATGACAACCATTGAAAGATCGCCGTCAGCTGTTGTTAATCCGACGTTTCCGATTGAACGTGAAACGAATAGATTTAGACCCGGTGAAACTACGCCGCGAAGTGAATCGCCGCGAACAGATCCGCCCTGATTGCTTGGTTGCGCCGCATTATATAGAGGGGCGCCATTATCGTTATAACCCATGATGTTGCCCCATTGTGTTGGAGAAACTACGAGTGAACGAGCAAATCCTAGTGATGATCCATACACGTCGGCGCATGCCTTCGATGTATAACCAAGGAATCCCGCTGCTGTATTTGCTGCCTGTGCTGATGAGCTTCCGTCGTTGTAAATTCCAAGAGTAACGAAATCCTCAGTTGCCTTTGCGTAAGCAAATTCCAAATTCTGGAGTAGCGCTGTTAGGTAGCTTGGGTCTGAACGGTCGATAAGTTCGATCGTTGAAATTGCGCGACCTTTAAAGCTGTTTACAGGAACCGAAAGATAAGTTGCGCTTAAGCTTGATTCTGTAATTGGTGAATTTTCCGCAACGTCTGAAACGGTTGGAACCGCTGTGACTTTAGGCAATTCGAAAGTCATGCCTGTTGCGGTAAGAGCCTCGCGACTAATTGCGTCGATCATGCCACGATCGGCATTTGCTAACGCGTTAATAACTGTTCGGCTCTGTGGTGTTGGAACCATGCCCGGAGCTGTTGATGTTGTGTTATCGGCAGCCTTGACATATTGGCGAGCGTCCTCATCGTGTAAAACTGACGCCTTAAGTGAATACTGTAAATAAGAAACCTTATCGACAATAGGTGAACGTGGCGCGGTGTACGCCATAGGGACGTGCTTAGACGCTTCTACCGTTTCGGCAGCGGCGCTTTCTGGAACGGTAGTGTCTGACACTTGTTCTCCTTCTGTTGTTGGATTTGTTTCCTCTGTTTCCTCATCTAGTTCGGAATCAGAATTTTCATCTGTTGATTCGACTTCCTCATCGGTTTCTGTTTCGCTCGCAGCGACGCTTGAAACGCGAGCGCTGTCGATGGCGGGATCTGAAACTAATGACACTTCATCGAGAGATCCTTTAGCAACGACCAGGACTCCATCAACGAAATCGTGTGCGTTTACTTTAACTCCTACACTAAAACCATCGCGCAAACCCGTCGCAGCTTCTACTAATGCGTCGTTGCCGGCTGTTGTTTCCGCGATCTTAAATGTCGCATCGATTCCCTGTTCGGTTGCGGTCATAGATAAGACCTTTCCGATTGGTCGAGTGCGATCGTGTTCTAGTAAAAGTTTTACGTTCTTAGTCGCGATAGATTCTGGCTTAAAAGTAGTAAGCCCCGCGGACGTTGATCCTGTTTCGTTCCATGTTACGACGCGTCCGGTAATTGTGCGAGATTCGCTATCGGCTGACGTAATTGTTAACGGCATGTTTAGTTTCATTTGATCATGTCCTCAGCTTGTCGGATTTCCTCGACGCTGATTGCGCCGATTTCAAATAATGTTTTGTAAATTCCGACGCGCTCGGATTCGCTGCCGCGTAAGTAATCCTCTAAACGGAAATGTACGGATTGCGAACTTGGAACGAAGTCCGGCATAGATAGCCGTTCGGAAATTGAAGTCATT